ATTGCATTTTCTACAGCAATTGTGGTACAGTTAAATAGGCTTTGTGAAATTTAGTCTAAACGTTTCATGTTTTGCAATTGAATCCCACGACGTTTAATACGTTTCTTTAACATATTCTGTAACGTAGTCATAGGACCAAATAAATGCTCAACGTCTTTCATAACCATTGTGGTTAAGTACTTTTGGAATGGCTTCATTTCGTGATGTAAGAATACATCAATTGGTAGTATGCGATTAGATTCCCACCACCATGTCTCCCCTAAGGTAACAAACAAACTTCTAGTTTCTTTGTCTGGCATTTTTGATAGGTCGTACATAGTTAGTATGGTGTTATCGTAGTTAACAACTATCCCATAATATTCTGACTTTGCGTAAGTTATTCCAGTAATAAAAGGAAATTGTTCTTGGTCGATTTCTTGCATAACGATATTTACCTAACAGATAGATAAATACTGTAATAGAAAGGTATATATTATATGAATCCTGCCAATAACAGACTGTTTTTATACGAAGATTCAATTGATCTCGTAATTACCGCCGACAACTTATATGTGGATAACAAACCAATGAACAATAAATCAATAATAGCACACAAAGGATTATCTAATACAATTAACTTTAATATTAGAAACCGTGATAGAAAACTACAACCTGTATTTACAGATGAGGTTGTTGCATACATTGTGAACCCAGCAACTCGTAAACGTTTACTATCTAAAAGAATTGAAGTAACTAGTGATGCAGGAATGGTGAAATTACATTTAACAGAAGGCGACTTACAAGATATTAACGCAGGATTATACAGACTATATGTAACTAGAACTAATGCAGAAGGCACAGACCTCCCAGTGTATTCAAACCAGAACAATGACGTTGCATTAGACATTGAAATATCTGAGCAGGCAGTTTTGGATCCTATCCCTACACAGTTTAACGTAACAATGACCGAACCAAGTAACAATGTATTTGTTTCAAGTGCATTCCTTGGTAACTTGGATAGCAACTTTAAAAATGCTCAACACAGTGTTGCAATATATCATTCAACTTACACAGGTAATATTAAAATACAAGCAAGTTGTATGCAAACAACTCCACAAGGCGACGATAGACATGCTGACTGGTTTGATGTAGTTAGTAATGTTGCTATCGCAGGAACATCGGATATATTGCATAAAACTTTTGCAGTTAATTGTAATTGGGTGCGAGTAATAAGTTATCCTGCTGATGCTAATAGCACTATTTCCAATATTCACGTAAGAAACTAAAAAACATTTGACTTTGACATTTAACTCTGCTATAATATGCCTATGAGTGTGGATTCTGTAGTCGAACAAGTACATAGATTATTAGTAGATAATATTCCTGTGCGTAGTAACAAGACACCTAGTGGCTGGGTTACATTTGATTGTCCTGTATGCAGTGACAATCGTAAACGTGCAGGTGTTATTTCTAATGGTGCTAAGATTAGCTTTAATTGTTTTAACTGTGGACACAAAACAGGTTGGTCTCCTAATCCTTACATGGGTAAGAAGTATAAAGACTTAGCTATGAGACTAGGAGCCACTACTGCTGACGTACATGCTGTACAAGTAGAGATGTTAAAATTCAGTGATGACTTGCAAGAGTCTGAGGGTACTAACTATGTTTACAATTTAAGCAAATTTGACACAGTGGAATTACCAGAAGGTGTGCAAACAATTGATAGTTTGGAAGATGGTAACGCACTAAAAGAGTATGCTAGACAACGTGGCTTGTTAGGCATATATCCTTTGCTACATTTTAATGATATAGCAAACAAGAAAAGAGTTATTGTGCCTTTTACATACAACAGTGAGATTGTAGGATGGACAGGAAGACATATTGCACCACCTGATAAGCAAACACCGAAGTACTTGCACAAACTACAACCAGGCTATGTGTTTAATGTAGATGCATTTGCTGACAATGAACGAGAAATAGTTATTGTAACAGAAGGTGTATTTGATGCAATACTAGTAGATGGTGTTAGCATACTGGGTAATACTATAACACCTGAACAAGCACACTTGATTGACAGACTAGGTAAACGTGTTATAGTATGTCCTGACAGAGATAGTGCAGGTAAAGAACTAATTGAACAGGCACTTGAATTAGATTGGGAAATAAGTTTCCCACCTTGGCATGTTGATGTTAAAGATGCCGCAGATGCAGTCGCCAGATATGGCAGACTTTTAACAGTTGCAAGTATAATTAAATATGCAACCGATAATAAGATTAAATCACAAGTAAAGATGAGAATGCTATAATGGATATAAAAGATTACAACGAAGATGTACAGGAAATGTTTTTGAGGTTCTTGATCAGTGATCCTTCATTGTTCTCAAGATGTCAGAACATTGTTGAACCTGAATTCTTTAATAGAAAGTTTCGCCCTTCAGTTGAATTATTACAAAATCACAGCACTGAATTTAATTCTATTCCTACTCTAGTGCAAATACAAGCAGTGGGAGGAATTGATTTATTACCTATTGAAAATATAACACCAGATCATCACAATTGGTTCTTGCGTGAGTTTGAAACATTCTGTAGACATAAAGCACTTGAAGCAGCAATTATTGAAAGCACAGACTTGTTAGAGAATAAAGACTATGGCACAGTAGAAGAAAAAATTAAAAAAGCAGTACAAACAGGTCTTGTGAAAGATTTAGGATTAGATTACTTTGAAAATCCCAAAGAAAGACTAGAGTGGATCAAGCAACAAGCAGGTGCAACTAGTAGTGGATGGAAAGGAGTCGATCAAAAGTTATATGGTGGCATGAATAGAGGCGAGATTAATATATTTGCTGCCCCAAGTGGTGGCGGAAAGAGTTTGTTCTTGCAAAACTTAGCAGTTAATTGGGTACTAGCAGGACTTAATTGTGTTTACATTAGTCTAGAGCTTAGTGAACAACTTATTAGTATGCGTTTAGACGCAATGGTAAGTGGTTACGGTACTAGAGACGTTATGAAAAACATCGATGATGTTGATCTTCGTGTGAGAATGAAAGCAAAAGGTGCTGGCAAACTTCGTGTTAAGCAAATGCCTAGTGGTATTAACACAAATGACATTAGAGTATTTTTACGAGAGTATGAAATTGAGTGTGGAGAAAAAGTAGATTGCTTGTTAGTAGATTACTTGGACTTAATGATGCCCATTAGTGCTAAAATATCAGCAGAAAACTTGTTTGTTAAAGACAAATACATTTCAGAAGAGTTGCGTAACTTAGCAGTAGAGCGTGATATACTACATGCAACAGCATCGCAGTTAGGAAGAAGTGCTGTAGAAGAAGTAGAATATGATCACAGCCATATTGCTGGCGGTATTAGTAAAGTGAATACAGCAGATAACGTTATTGGTATATTTTCAAGTAATGCTATGCGAGAACGAGGCAGATATCAAATACAATTTATGAAAACTCGTAGTAGTGCAGGTGTTGGTAGTAAAGTTGATCTAAAGTTTGATACAGATACATTAAGAATTGAAGATTTAGAAGAGGGTGATGAAGATTCACTAACAATGAGTACTAACAGTTTAGTTGATCAATTAAAGAGAAACAGTAGCATTAAAGCAGAAGAGCCAGAAGCACAAGACACTGTAGGACAAGCATTAAACATGGTCGACTTTTTACGCAAGAATGACGACTTCTAATTGATAAATAGTGTTAAGCCTATTAACAGGAGCGTAATGTGCGAAAGACTCGTAGCATAATAGAAGAATTAAATCTTATTTCAGTCGACAGAGACAGAAATCATGCGGTTGAAAACCGTGGCGAACACCTTATTGAAAGTGTAATACATTTAATTGAACGAATTGAAGAAAATTACAGTGAGGCACAGGCAAAAGATTTAACTAATCGCATAGTCAATAGCATTCGTGCTAAAGATTCTTCTAAATTCTCCCGTGGCATAAAAAAAGTAATTAAAGAGAGCCAACGGGAAGATAAGAATGATATTACGTGATTCACTTAACACCAAATTAAACCTATACGAAAGCAAAAGTCATCAGATTTTAACTGAAGGGGTTTGGCAACAACTAGACGAAGATACTAAAGCCTACGTTAATAGATGGGAAAAAGAACTTTGGCCTTTACTAGAAGAATATCAAAGTTTAGCAGAAGCTGAACTCACAGCAGATCAGATTACAGCAATCTTTGGCAATGCAGAAAAAGTTGCAGTTGACTCTGGTAAGTACAAAACAAAATTAGGACAAGCAGGACTTGCGGCACAAGACGCAGGTAAAGCAGTTGTCGGTGGCGTCAAAGTAGCTGCCGATGTAATGAAAAAGATCAATGCTAAGGTTAATGAACTTGGAGCAATGATACAAGATACTGCACCGGTTAAAGGATTAGATGCAGCATTTGAAAAAGCAAAACTAGATTTAAACACTAAACTAGGTGGCAAAGATTCTAAAGTTAACAAAGCTATTGCTAAGATGGCAGAAGCAGCCAAGGACAATCCAGGTAAAACAAAATTCTTAATAGCACTACTAACAACAGCAGCAGCATTTGGTGCCGGCCCAGCAGGCGGTGCCGCAGCAGGTTTTGTTTTAAGGTTAGGTAATGATTTACTAGCAGGTGATAAACTTTCAACAGCAGTAGGCAAAGGTGCCAAGACAGCAGTTGCTGGTTTCTTAGCAGGTAAAGCATTTGAATTCCTAGGCGCAGAACTAAAAGATTTCCTCGGCGGGCAATCAATGGAACAACTAGATGCCACTGTAGGAGAATTGCAGTCAGCAACTTTTGACGGTGCACAAGAAGCAGCACAAGCACAGTATGGCGAAGCAGCAAGAGTGTTTGACCAAATGGATCTCGACCAGCTGAAAGTTGTAAATCGACAGAATCTGACATCTATCAATGGTTGGTTTGGCAGCCACGGTACCGGCGGCGACATTCTTTTGTTCGACGATCAAATAGATACACTAAACCAATTACTCAAAGCTTCTGACACTATGACAGGTTCTGCAGCAAATTCATATGGAGAAATGGTTCCAGCTAGACTTGAAGGTATCGGTAAGGCATTTGAATATGCCCGTAATTGTGGCGATCAAAATGAGCAATTACAAGGCATGTGGGAAGCTGGTAAAGAAGCAGCAAATGCTATTTCTACTGCAGGCCAGTCCGCTCTTGCAGATCCATCGCTACAAGCAGAAATAGCATCATTAACAGGTGACGCTGCAAAAGACATTAGTGTGATGCAGAATATCACTGACCTAGCGACAGCCGCAGGTCAAGGTGCCGCAACAGCCGCAACAATACCTGGAAAGAAAGCAGAGCCAGAAGCAGAGCCAGAAGCAGAAGAGAAACCTAAAGCAGAAAGTATTGATTACGATTTACTTTACACTAAGCACTTATCCGGCATACCACTAAATGAAGCAGAGCAACAACTAGTAAATGAAATCGGAATGGCAGACATTAAACGTGGAGCTGCAAAAGCAGCCGCAGTAGTTGGTGGAGCCGCTAAGAAAGTAGGTGGAGCATTAGTAGGCAAAGCAAAAGAAACAGGCAAAGAGTTAGGTAATAGCATTACTGTTAAAAAACTTACAGCATTATGGAACAAGGCTAAGAAGCCAACTGATTCTCAATCAATTGCAAACATATTAGCACAGGGTGGTATGGAACCAGAGGATATTGCAACAGCAGGACCTGAGTTACCAGCACCAACTGCACCTACAGCAAAGCCAGAACCAGAAGAACAACCACAAGCAGGTGGTGAACAACCACAAGCAGGTGGTGA